AGAAGGCCGCCGCTGTGCGGCTGTTTTTGTATCTGCCATATTGTTTATAAATAGACCCATTGGGGCAGCAGCGTCTGGTATCCGAAAGGACCAGGTGGCATCGCATCAGCAGCCATAGCAACGCGCACGCTGTCCCATATTTTATTTATAAGAATATGATGACACAAACTTTTTATGGGAGAGATACCAATAGCGGATTCAGGGAGTATCTCAATTCAAGCATGGATAACATGTTTGCACTCGATTTGAGTGATTGTACGCTCATCGAATGTATCAATAAGATGTGTGAGATTAAATCACGTTCTCACCCTAAAATTAAACAGAACTACCGCATGCTTGTGAATAAGCTGGGTGATATTGAACAACAGTTTGGTTGTACTATCATGCCTGCTATGATCAGCAGCGTATTTTGGAATCACTTCATTCCATTTTTGGCAGATCAGGGATTGAAGTATTCAACTATCGGACATGTTAAGGCAAATCTTATCACAGTTCTTAATTGGAGTTCCAAGTATGGTGTCAAACTAAATCCAAGTTATAGTGAAGTAGATATTCCCAATTATATATCAAGTAAAATATCATTGACACCTGACGAAATTAGTCATATCTATCATTTTAAGATAGGTAAAGAAGAAACCTATAGTTTTCGTTCAAAGAAGGTGCTGAAGTTACGCAAGAACAAAATCGGCACACTCGAAAAGGTACGCGATATGTTTGTGCTGGGTTGTAATTTGGGACAGAGATATTCTGATCTCGTGCGCATTAGTCCTGAAAATTTCCGTAATGGACAATTTTCTATTGTTCAACAGAAAACAGGCAATAAATGTTTTGTGCCGATAAACAGTCTAAGCATCGACAGCAGGATAACTTTTGCTATTTTGGAAAAGTATGACTATCATGCACCGTATAGTGGTGATATAAACAATTATAACACATACCTTCATGAGCTGCTATACCATATTGGTGAGGATTTTATGGACGAGGTGTATATTGACAATAAAATTAACGGCGTTATCACACGCGAAACGAAACACAGATACCAGCTAATATCATCACATAGTGCAAGGCGATCATTCGCCACTATAAATACACTTCGCAATATTCCGCGAAGTAAAATTCTCCGAGCAACAGGTCATTCGAGCGAAAAAGCATTTAACCGATACATCTGTTACGACGAAGAAAACTAAATAATAAGGGAGTCTCGATTGAGACTCCTTTTTTTATTCATGAAAAACACACAGTAAACCCCAAACGCTTTTTCTCAGTTAAGAAAAAGCAAATAATCAATGAGTTATCAATCAGGATTCTTGCATCAGCGGGTAACCATACGCAACAAAGTTGTGGCAGCTGGATTCGGTGACACTACCGGATATCAGGATGTCTGCCCCGTATGGGCAAATATCAGCTTTAGCAAAGGCATGAAGGCTCTGCATGAAGGTGCGCTGGATGCGTATGATACGGTCATCATCAGGATGCGTTGGAACAATATCATATCCCGCGACAGCCACATCGTGCATGACGGTAAGGAATATCAGATACAGAGTTTCCACCGCAATTTTGAGGAAAATATCGTGCAGATCACAGCGGTGGAGATTGTGCAGGCCGCACCGACTTACTCACCGTCTGCAAGCGGTATCAGTGGTGGTGCGCGGAATCCGTATGAGTTTGGAGGATAACAAGTAAACCCAGAAGATATGAAGACAGTAGCAATCATTAATTTCAACACACCGGAACTGACGGAGGCGGCGATATGCAGTCTGCGAAAGCATGGCGGTGGAGATTACAAGGTAGTGGTATTCGACAACAGCACCGACGTTGACTTCCCCGCAATGGACGGTCTGCCACACAGACAGACAAAGGCACGACCATTCACCAAGCGGATGAAGGGCGTGAAGGTGATAAACAACCGCAAAGGTCAGGTGATAGACTTTGCGGCAGAGTTGGCGAAATACCCTGACAGAAATCCAAGGCACTCACTTGTAAACGATTGGGGCAGCACAAAGCACATATTGACCGTACAAAAACTTTGGGAACTAATACCAGAGGGCTTTGTGCTGATGGAGAGTGACATTTTGCTGAAGAAACCAATAGACAATTTCTTCGACGAGCAATACAGCGTGGTTGGCTATTGCCAGAAGGCACAGCCGCACAACAAGTTTCACCAGGGACGTATGATGCCGATGCTCTGCTGGATGAATGTGCCAATGCTCACGAAAGAGGGCGCAAGGTACTTCGATCCAGAACGCTCGTGGATGCTATGGCCAGGCGAAGACGATAAGCGCAACTGGTATGATACTGGTGCCTGTCTTCTTGATGACATCATGAAGATGCGCCCACGACTGAAGGGCTTGCACGTTGACATTCGAGACTACGTGGTACACTTCGGCAGCGGTTCGTGGCACGGTAAGGATGCAACGAAGTGGCTTGAGCAACATGCGGCACTTTGGCGATAAACCCAAACGCCAAAAAAGGCCGATTAGTAGTCGGCATGGCAACCCGATTAGTAATCGACTTGCCTACCCGATTAGTAATTGCATTTTTTAACCCTTTAAAACGTATCAATTATGATCGAGTACAAAGGTCAGCGCGGTAAACCCCAAACACATTATTGAGCGAATAGAAAAAGCAAACGAATATGAATAATATCTTCACAAGAATGTTCCAGCGTGAGGTAGCCTCTCCAGGAGTGCCGGCTACAACGGACCCGAAAGCTACCAGCAACCAACCAGCAGCACCGAAGGGTGGCAACTGGGAGGCGAATGTTGTACGTCCGTATGGACGGTCATCGCTGCTTATTCCTACGTGGACTCGCTGCGTGACTCTTATCATGCAGACAATGGGACAGATGGTGACGCAATATCAGCGCATGAACGGCGAGGGCGGAAACTTTATCGAGGACCGCTACGGCAAGAACGGCATTCTGAACTACATGCTTCAGGTACGCCCGAATCCGCTGATGACGGCTTCGCAGATGCAGGAGCAAATAGAGTACCGCAAGATATACTATGGCAATGCCTACGTGTATATTGAACGTGGATTGGACGGTTACCCCGTTAATCTGTGGCTGTGTACAGGTGGCGGGTATGATCCTCTGAGCAATCGCTACAATCTGGTGTATAACTCCGACCGTGGACCTCGCATGATGGTGGAGTGTGACGCTCGTGATGTTCTCCACTTCAAGAACGTCTTCATGACTGATGACATGTATATGGGCATTCCAACCATAGACTATGCCTTCAAGGCTCTTACCATTGCCGCTACCGGCGATGAACAGGCACTTCAGGATATGGCAAAGGGCGGAAAACATAAGGTGCTTATTCAGGAAGAAAAAAGTCCTACGCTCGGAACCCGTGGACGTGCAGACAGAAAACAGCTGCGCGAAATGAAGGAAGAGTTTGCTAAGGATTGGATGTCTAACGACGTGGCCATTCTCGATAACATAGCCGATGCAAAGGTAATCTCTCAGACCGCTCAACAGTTGCAACTCTTGGAACAGAGAGGATATTCTGACGAAGCACTGTGCAGACTGATGGGTGTACCAAAGATAATCGCTATTGTGGGCGATGGTGGCGGTAACTACCGAATGCCTGAACACGCCACGCAGGAGTTCCTGCTGCGCACTATCCAGCCGCGAATCCGTGAGCATGAGGATGAATTGAATAGCAAACTCCTTCTCCCTGGTGACTTCGGTAAGCGACGCATTCACGTCTGCGAACTGGCACTTAAGCGTCTCGACGCGAAGGGACAGGCAGAAATCGACAAACTGCACCTCGAAAGCGGTTGGAGCGTGAACGAAATTCGCAGCCAGTACGACCTGCCAAATATCCCTGACGGTGATGATCACTACGTCAGCATGAATCTCGGTGTGGTAGGTAGCCCGAAACTGAAAGAGGGCAATACCGGTGGCAGACCTTCCACAACGGTAAACCCAGACACTAAAAATGACGGTAATATAGAAACCAATTAAGAATAATAAAATGGATGCAAAGAAAAGAGAAATCAGAACCGTGGAGTGCCGAATGGCCTTCCGAGAGGCTTCACAAGAAGAAGCCCAGAACGGCAGTCTTGGCATCATCAGTGGCACGGCCATCGTGTTCA